ATTGTTTTCCCCACCGATCAGGTGCCTTTTGTTGTCTGGTGGTCCGAGCTGCTGATGGCGCTCGCACACTGTTTCAGGAGGGCCAATACCGCCAGGTGAAACGTTACGCGCTTAGCGCGATGTAATTCGAAAACCTGGGCCGATTGTGTTCGTCTGTACGGGGTGGTGTGCTTGACTCATTTGTAGCACGGAACACCGGAAGTTTTGGAGACCCAGTGTGTGGCTCCAGGTGGCCTATGTGGTAATGGCCACCTGCCGTTGAGATGTCGAGATCCGGTCGCGCCTTGTTAATGATGTGACGTAATCCCCGAGTGGGTTGCATATCTAGAGCGCGGCTACTTCTCACCGGTGCTACCACACGAGTGCCTTCCCCGGGCACTCGAGATCGCAAGATGGGGCAATTATTCATTTACATGGACCTAGAAACGAAAATTGCATATGCCTTCGCAATCCTGGCAGTGATTGCGTCAAGTCATTTGATCTCACTTTCCCTTGAGAATCGGTTGGTTCCGCGCGGCTATAAGCACGACAAGGCGGAGCATGACGCGTACATGTTGGGGGTGCAGACAGCGGTGGCTGTGATCCAGAGTTTCGTTGTATTCTCTGCGGTCCGCCTCGCTGTCGGCCTCTGCAAGGCGCTTTATGCTGTGCTTCGTCAGCCCAGGCTGTACGGACCTTACTTGTTGTTCCTCATTCTCGCTAACCTGATCTGGGCGGTCAGTGGCGAAGATTCCTCGGGAACTGCCCAATCGGTGTCGAGCCGAGTCATAGACGCGTTTGTTGACGGTCTACTCGATGCCCTTTGGTTCATCCTGAAGTCGGGGGTGCTCTATGCATTCACTCGGACCGGCTTCTCAGTCTACACGGTGACTGTGTTCACCTGTGGAATCTGGTGGCATGTGACTCATGCTTTCCAGCGGCGGGTCACGGCGGCAGAGGTGGCCATCGTTGGAACTGTTGAGACAGTTCACGGTGGCGCCGCCGAGACGGAGGCGCTGCAACGTCAGGAGGATCTGTATGACGTTCAGCCCGTCGAGTTGGCGAACGAGCCCTTTCGTTCGCTTACGAATCACCAACGCTATTGGGTCTACTGGTGCAAGTCTGTGTTTACTTGCACCGTGGAGGCTCGTTCGGAGCCGGCACAGGTCATGATGGTCCGGCAACAGCTGCAGAAGGAAATGCGAAACAAAGGTGTGCGTCTTGTTCATATCGCCACCACGATTGATCGCATAGTAGAGCTTGCGTTTACGCCGCTTGATGCTGAGGTTCATGCTCAGTACTTGCGTTGGAGTTCAACCATTCAGCAGCAAGTTGCAGACTACAAACGTGCCGCGCAACGGAAGGAGGGTTAGGGAGCCGTGGCCAGGCTTCGAGGCTGTGATACGAGGCAGTGCATGATACCGGTGTCCGAGAGAGAACCGGTTTTGCCCGAGTACTGCCCGTTGCACACCAGCCTTGTGGTCGAGCCCAGGCCGGGCACCGCAAAAGAGCGGAAGCTTTACCGCTTACCGTTATCCCCCCCTGTAGCGTACGGCGTCCATAACAACAGAGTTGTTAACTTGCAGAGAGGAGTCGTGGAGAGGGTCCTATATGTCCAGGACGCCGACGGGACCTTCCACCGACCCCCTAGACCTGCAGAAGGTGCATGGGAAGATATGGATCGCATTTTGACTGTGGCTCGCGCATATTCTTTCAGGCCCACCCCCATCTCCTACGATGAATTCGTTGGGATGTATGAGGGTCGGAAGCGCACTGTGTATCTGAAGGCAAAGATCAGTTTGCAACAGAGAACGGTGTCCCTGGTTGATTCGTTCGTGAGTGGCTTCGTCAAGTGTGAGAAAATCAATTTTTCCGAGAAGCTAGACCCCGCTCCCCGGATCATCTACCCACGCAACCCGCGTTACAACCTTGCTGTTGGCGTTTACCTCAAGCCCATCGAACACCAAGTTTATCACATGATCGACAAGATGTTTGAGGCTTTGGGGTGTCACGAATCGACTGTTGCAAAAGGCCACAATTTTGGCCGTCGCGCCAGAACCCTACGCGAGAAATGGGAAAAGTTCTATTGTCCAGTTGCTCTCCTTTTTGATGCTAAACGCTTTGACCAGCACGTCAGCGTTGAGGCTCTTGAGTTTGAGCACTCTGTGTACAACATGCTCTATGAACAGGACCCTGAGCTCGCGAGGCTACTCCGGTGGCAGCTTGATCTCCGCTTCTTTGGGCGAACCGACGATGGCGTCGTGAAGCTCAAGAAGCGCGGCGGCCGTTGCAGTGGGGACATGAACACTGCGATGGGAAATGTGGTCATCATGTCGATGTTGTTCTACCAGCTGTTGACGCAGCTTGGTGTCGCCTTCGAGTTCTACGACGATGGCGACGACTCTGTGCTGATCGTGGAGAAGCAGGATGTGCGCTTATTACAGGACGCCGTTCCGGCGTTCTTCTTGCGCCACGGCTTCACCATGAAGATGTCTGCCCCGCGGGAAGTGTTTGAGCAGGTTGAATTCTGCCAAACACAACCTGTGTTTGACGGTGAGCGCTGGACGATGGTGCGTGACCCTCGTACAGCAATTGCCAAGGACACCTGCTCGACGCTTCCTTGCGAGCAGCGTGGTGTTTTGCAGATGTGGCTTCGCGCGGTCTCTGACTGCGGTGAGGCAATCAGCGGAGGGCTGCCGGTGTGGGACCAGTTCTACCGGCGCTATCGTGAGCTTGCCGCAGGTGCGAAACCCGGCGAGTTCCCAGAGTTGGAGACGGGCATGGCCCGCCTCGCCAAAGGCATGCGGCGACGCTTTCGTGACACCTCACCGGAAGCGCGGTTGTCATTTCACCGCGCATTCGGCATTGAGCCGTGGCATCAAGTGCTGATGGAAAGGCACTTTCGAACTGTTCCAGTAGATTTGTCGACTGTTGAACAAGGGTGTGGGCCACTTGACCGAGGGTACCTTAGGGGATGCCTCGGTGTTGTGGTTTGCTAGAGGATTCTGGGTCGTGCGGCTTACAGCCCAAAACGGTTGCCTGCGGATTGGTCGTCCAAAGGTGTCAAATGCCGTGCTAAGAGATTGCTTATGATCACCAACCATGAAGATTGCTGGAGGGTGGCCGCCCAAAAGGTGGCTTGCCGGCTCTGTATGGGGTTGGTTGTGATAACCGTCAGCGTCCCCGCTGGCGGAGCATCTCGGAACTCGCCGAGAGACTGCACGGGTTGGCTGGCCGAAAACCAGTACCGCACGATGAACAGTCCCACTTCACGTTGTGGGATCCAGTATTAACGTGAAAATGACCAAATCAAAGAAGAAGGCTGCGCGTAAGGCGCAGCGTGTTGAGGCCCGGAGTGCACTCATGGCAGTGGCTCCCGGCCTTGGAACTGCCCAGGCTGCGGCACGACTCACCGGAAAGGTGGCTCGAAAGCAGTCGAAGAAGAAGGGGGCACACCCGTTCTGGAGCATTCTCGCTGGCGCGGCCAAGATCGCCGGCGAGTTGGCTCCGGTTGTGGCACCCCTGTTGCTTGCTAAGCATGGGCCCTCAGCGGCCAACCTGCAAGCTGTTGGACCCGCGCAGGCTGCCTCCAGCAGCGGCGGCGGGGTCCCCTTGGCGTCATCCGCCAGTTGCGCGACGTGCACTGGCGTGTATGGATTTAAGCCCAAGTTTGGGTCGGACGGGCGTTTGAATGGAA